CGGACTTCCAGTTTTTGATACACCAGACATCGATGTGTTCGGTCCAGATGGTGAACTAATAGATGTAGGTATTATAGAGCATTGGCAAAACGAAGCTGATGGTTTAAAAGGTGATCACGACGCATTAAACGAATTTTATAGACAATTTCCTAAAACTACTGAACACGCGTTTAGAGACGAGGCAAAAGGTAGTATATTCAATCTGGTTAAAATATATGAGCAGATAGATTATAATGAAGAAATGTCTAGAACTCTTGGAGTTACTAAAGGTAATTTCCAATGGGTAAATGGTATAAAAGATACACAAGTTATATTTTATCCAGACCAAAATGGTAGATTTAAACTTAGTTGGGTTCCAAAGACTGGATTACAAAATAAGGTGGTACTTAAAAATGGTATTAAATATCCTGGTAACGAACATATGGGGGCTTTTGGTTGCGATTCATATGATATATCAGGGACCGTAGATGGGGAAGGATCTAAAGGAGCATTACACGGTCTTACTAGATTCAGTATGGAGGACGCTCCAGCTAATAGCTTTTTTTTAGAATACTTATCAAGACCACCTACGGCTGAAATATTCTTTGAAGATGTTTTAATGGCAATAGTGTTCTATGGAATGCCAATACTTTGTGAGAATAACAAACCTAGACTTTTATATTATTTAAGAAGAAGAGGATATAGAGGATTCAGCATGAACAGACCAGATAAAGTGTGGAACAAATTATCTGTAGCAGAAAAAGAAGTTGGAGGAATTCCTAACTCCAGCGAGGATATAAAACAAGCGCATGCCGCTGCTATTGAAATGTATATACAAGATCACGTAGGCATGAAGCAAGATGGAACATTTGGAGATTTATATTTTAACGCTTTGTTAAATGATTGGACTAGATTTGATATAACTAAACGTACAAAATTTGACGCAACAATTAGTTCAGGTTTAGCAATCATGGCAAACAACAGACATTTGTACGCTCCAAACGCAAAAGTAGAAAAACCAAAACTAAACATACAAATTTCTAAATATGAAAATAAGGGTAGTATGTCTAAAATAATTAAAGATTAAGTATGGCTAAATCAGTTGCAAAAAATTCCTTTCCTAGTCAAGTTGTAAGTGACGCAGAAAAATTAAGCTATGACTACGGTTTAAAAGTTGCTAAAGCAATAGAACAAGAATGGCTTAGCGATAGTAGAGGTCTTAATAGGTATAGAAATAATCAAAACAACTTTCACAATTTAAGATTGTACGCTAGAGGTGAACAATCTATTCAGAAATATAAAGATGAGTTATCTATAAATGGTGATTTATCATATCTTAATTTAGATTGGAAGCCAGTTCCTATTATCTCTAAATTTGTAGATATAGTGGTTAATGGTATAGCCGAAAGAATGTATGATATCAACGCTTTTTCTCAAGATCCATTCGGTGTAAGCAAAAGAACCGAGTATATGGAGGCTATGATAAGAGATATGAAGATGCGTAATTTTGATGAATTTACAAGAAGTGAATTAAGCATAGATCTTAGTGAAACTCCAAAAGAAGAATTACCAGATACAGTAGCAGAATTAGAATTGCATATGCAATTGAGTTATAAGCAAGCTGTAGAATTAGCAGAAGAACAAGCAATAAATGTGTTGATGGAAGGTAGTAACTATGAACTTATCAAAAAGAGATTCTATTATGATCTTGCTGTTTTAGGTATTGGTGCTGTTAAAACTTCATTTAACACATCAGAAGGAGTAGTTATTGATTATGTTGATCCTGCTAATCTTGTTTATTCACATACGGATTCTCCTTATTTTGATGACATATATTATGTTGGAGAAGTAAAGAGTATTCCAATAAATGAACTAGCAAAACAGTTTCCACATTTAGAACACGAAGATTTAGAAGAAATTATTCAACAATCTGGTAGAACACACGACTTTAATAAGCGTCATAATATCGATGACGAGGATAATAACAAAGTTCAAGTTTTGTATTTTAACTATAAAACTTATATGAATGAAGTTTACAAAGTTAAGGAATTAGGTAGTGGTGCTGATAAAATTTTACCAAAAGATGATTCGTTTAATCCTCCTAAAGATAAGGAAGGTGAGTATTCTAAATTACTACGATCTATAGAGTGTTTATATGACGGGGCGATAATACTTGGGACTAATAAATTACTTAAATGGGAAATGGCAAAAAACATGTTACGTCCTAAGAGTGATTTTACAAAAGTTAAAATGAATTACGCTATTGTAGCTCCTAGAATGTATAATGGTAAAATTGAATCGCTAGTTGGTAGAATTACTGGTTTTGCAGACATGATTCAGTTAACACATTTAAAGTTACAACAAGTGATGGCAAGAATGACGCCTGATGGTGTTTATTTAGATGCAGATGGGTTAGCTGAAATTGATTTAGGTAACGGAACAAACTATAATCCACAAGAAGCGTTAAATATGTTCTTCCAAACTGGTAGTGTTATTGGTAGGTCTTTTACTCAAGATGGTGATATGAATCCAGGTAAAGTTCCTATACAAGAAATACAAAGCGGAAGTGGTGGTAATAAGATACAAAGTTTGATAGGTACATATAACTATTATCTACAAATGATAAGAGATTGTACTGGTTTAAATGAAGCTAGAGACGCTACTACACCAGACAAAGATGCTTTAGTAGGTGTTCAAAAACTAGCTGCAGCAAATTCTAATACTGCAACAAGACACATTCTACAATCTGGATTATTTTTAACCGCTGAAGTTGCAGAATGCTTATCGCTTAGAATATCTGATATTATAGAGTACTCACCAACAAGAGATGCTTTTGTACATGCTATTGGAGTGCATAATGTAGCAACACTAGAAGAAATAAAAAGTTTACACCTTTATGATTTTGGTATATTTATTGAGTTGCAACCTGACGAAGAAGAAAAAATGATGTTGGAAAATAATATTCAAATAGCATTACAAAAAGAGAACATAGAATTAGAAGATGCTATAGATGTTAGGGAAATTAAAAATATCAAACTAGCTAATCAACTTTTAAAAATACGAAGAAAAAAGAAATTAGATAGAGACGAGCGTATTCAGTTACAAAATATCCAAGCACAAGCAGAAGCTAATATACAAACTCAGCAAGCTGCCGCTGAAATGGAGTTGCAAAAAACACAAGTTAATCTACAGTCCGATATGGAATTAGAAAGCTTAAAAGGAAATATAGACGCTCAAAAATTAATGCAAGAAGCAGAACTTAAGAAAGAATTAATGGCATATGAGTTTGAAATAAATATGGCTTTAAAAGAAAAAGAACTTGAAATTCTTAGACAAAGAGATGATAACAAAGAAGATCGTAAGGATGAAAGAACAAAAATACAAGCAACTCAACAAAGCGAACTTATAGATCAAAGAAAAAATGAAAAACCACCTAAAAACTTTGAGTCCACAAGTAATGATATACTTAGTGGAGATTTTGGTTTAGGTGAATTTGAACCTAGATAAATTTTTATTAACTATTATTATATTATATTATGGCAAAAAAGAAAAAAGAAGAGATAGTAGAACAGACTACCGAACAACCAGAAGTAGACGATACGGTTGGGAAATTAAAAGTAAAGAAAAAGTCAACTATGAAAAAGTTTAGTCGAAACGACGAAACTGTTAAAGTTGATATAGGTAATCCACCAAAAGAAGAAGTAAAAGATAAACAACCAGTTGATGACACAAAAACCGAGGAAGTTCAAGAAAAGATTATTGAAGAAACGACTGATAAAGAAGAGGTTACTAAACAACCTGCAGAAGAAAATGCTGAAACACCTATTTTAGAAGAAATCACAGGCGAAGAAGTAGAAGAAACAGTTGAGGAATTAGAAGAAAAGGTTGAAGAAGCTATTGTTGATGCTGAAACAACAGGTAAACCTATTCCAGAAAACATCCAAAAGTTAATGGATTTTATGGAAGATACCGGTGGAGACATACAAGATTATGTGAAATTAAATCAGGATTATAGTAAGTTAAACGAGGATTCTCTACTTAGAGAATATTATACTCAAACGAAACCTCATTTAAATCGCGAAGAAATTAACTTCCTTATGGAAGATCAATTCTCTTACGACGAAGAAATTGACGAAGAAAGAGATATACAAAGAAAAAAATTAGCGTTAAAAGAGCAAGTTGCCAGCGCTAAAAGCCACCTGGACGGGCAAAAGTCCAAATACTATGAAGATATCAAAGCTGGGTCAAAGTTGACTCAAGAACAACAAAAAGCTGTTGATTTCTTTAATAGATATAACAAAGAATCAGAGGCAAATCAAAAAATAGTAGAGCGAAATACAAATACTTTTACTCAAAAAACTGAACAAGTTTTTAACGATAAATTCAAAGGTTTTGAATATAATGTTGGAGATAAAAAGTATAGGTATAACGTAAAAGATGCTAATGAAGTTAAGGAAACACAAAGTGATATTAATAATTTTACTAAAAAGTTTTTAGATAAAAACCAAACTTTGAAAGATGCCAAAGGCTATCATAAATCTTTATTTACAGCAATGAATGCTGATGCTATTGCTAATCACTTTTACGAACAAGGAAAAGTAGATGCTATGAAAGATAGCGTTACTAAAGCTAAGAACGTAGACATGAATCCAAGACAAAGTCATGGGTTGGTTGAAGCGGACGGAGTAAAAGTAAGAGTACTAGGTGAAAATTCTTCTGATTTTAAGTTTAAAATTAAACAAAAATAACAATTTAAAATTACAAAAAAATGGCAATAAGTGCAGGTAGTAATTTGAATACAGTGCCCGCTCCAACAAAGCAGACACAAAACTCAAATTACCTAGATTTTACGGGCACCACAGATAATACGTGGGCTCAACAATACGTACCGGATCTTATGGAAAAAGAAGCTGAAGTGTTCGGTCCACGAACAGTTTCAGGATTTCTTAGACAAGTAGGAGCTGAAGAGAGCATGACCGCTGATCAAGTGGTATGGTCTGAACAAGGTAGATTACATCTATCTTATATAGGTAACATTAAAGATCATCAAAACCAAGATAATAACAATAACGAACCAGGTGGTACTATAGAAATCGATAGTGATATCGATGGAAATTCTACATCTACATCGGCTATTGATCATGGTATTAGAGTTAATGATTTACTTTTAGTAGCAAGCTCTAAATATACTACACAGTGTATCGTTACAGCTGTAAGCGCTGATGATGTTAACGTAGCTGTATATAACGCTACTAACACTGCTGGTGATTTAGAAGATGTTGGTTTCGCGGCGTCAGATGTTGTAACCGTTCTAGTTTATGGTTCTGAATACGCAAAAGGTAGATCTTATTATGACGATGCTCCATCAGCTGCAAACGTTGGAGATGAAGTTAGTTATCGTCAATCTAATGAACCACAATTCAAAGCTTTTAGTAATAAACCAATTATTATTAAAGACTATTACGCTGTATCAGGTTCTGATGCATCTAGAATTGGTTGGGTTGAAGTAACAGCTGAAGATGGTATGAGTGGATACTTATGGTATTTAAAAGCTGAATCTGAAACAAGATTGAGATTTTCTGATCACTTAGAAATGGCAATGTTAGAATCTATCAAGGTTACAAACGCTAATTCTGAGGTTGACAATTTCTTACAACGTACTGATGCTAGTACTGGAGAATGGGGAACTCAAGGTTTATTTGATGCTATTTCTGATAGAGGAAATGTAACTACGGGTGTTACTGGACAGAACTCAGCAACTGATTTAGCTGAATTTGACGCTATCTTAGCAGAGTTTGATAATCAAGGTGCAATTGAAGAAAACATGATGTTTGTTAATAGAGCTACTTCATTAGCGATGGATGACATGTTAGCTTCAATGAATTCTTATGGTGCTGGTGGTACTTCTTATGGTGTGTTTGATAACTCTGAGAATATGGCGCTTAATTTAGGTTTCTCAGGATTCCGTAGAGGTTCTTATGATTTCTACAAATCTGATTGGAGATATTTAAATGACAAAGCTACTAGAGGTGGTATTAATTCCAGAGATACAGTTAACGCTGTTAGAGGAGTTATAGTTCCAGCTGGTACATCCTCAGTTTACGATCAAATGTTAGGAAAGAATTTAAAACGTCCTTTCTTACACGTTCGTTACAGAGCTTCTGAAACAGACAACAGATACATGAAAACTTGGGTTACTGGTTCCGTTGGGGCTGCTACATCCGCGTTGGATGCGATGGAAATCCACATGCTTTCTGAAAGATGTTTGATTACACAAGGTGCTAACAATTTCATGATGATGAAATAAGCATTATTATTTAAAAGAACCGAGGTTTCAGCCTCGGTCCTTTTATTTTTATTAATTTTATTATATATTATATTATGGCAAAGAAAACAAAAACAGCTGAGGTGAAAGAACCTCAAATTCAAGAAGAAACGGTTGTAAAACAACCAAAGCAAAAATTAGAGACTCCATCTAAACCAAAATGGGAGGTAAAAAATAGAACTTACTATCTAAAAAACAGACAGAAACCTTTATCATACATGATTCGATCATGTAATATTTATCATTTCGATGAAGAAAAAGGATATGAAAGAGAGTTAAAATATTGTCAAAATCAAAAGACTTGTTTTGTAGATGAAATGCATGGTGATCAAAGATTAGAACATATTATTTTTAGATCTGGTGTTTTAATGGTTCCAAAAGAAAAGACAGTTTTACAGAAATTATTATCTATATATCATCCTCATAAAGACGTTGTTTATACAGAGTGGCAACCAGAAGTTGTTGCAGAAACAGAAGTAGACGTATTAGAATTAGAAGTTGACGCGCTTATGGCTGCTAGAAACTTAGATATAGATATGGCAGAAGCTGTTATGAGAGTAGAATTAGGTTCTAAAGTATCTAAGATGAGTTCTCAAGAACTTAAACGAGATTTACTCATATATGCTAAACAAAATCCTAAATTGTTTTTAGAATTAGTTGGTGATGAGAATGTTATGCTTAGGAATTTTGGTATTAAAGCAACGGAGTTAGGTATATTAAAACTATCTTCAGACCAAAGAACATTTACTTGGGGATCTAATAGTAGAAAACTAATGGCTGTTCCATTTGATGAACATCCATATTCAGCTTTAGCCGCTTGGTTTAAAACTGATGAAGGAATGGAAATTTATCAGAATATAGAAAAGCGATTAAATTCGTAACAACCCTAAAGAATAGCCACTCTTTTTAGGGGTGGCTATTTTTTTAAAAAACTTATATGAAATCAAAAGGATTAGGTGATACAATAGAAAAAATAACAAAAGCAACTGGAATAAAAAAAGTAGTTGATAAAGTTAGTAAAGCTACTGGAAAAGATTGTAATTGTGGAAAAAGAAAAGAAACTTTAAACAGATTTTTTCCATATAAATATAAATAAAACGTATGGTAAATATAGATACAGTATATCAAAAAGTTCTAGCTTTAACAAACAAAGAGCAAAAAGGATATATAACTCCCCAAGAATTTAATTTATTTGCTAATTTAGCACAAATGGAAACATTTGAACAATATTTCTATGATTTAAATCAATTTCAAAGAATACACGGTAATGACACAGTACATTCAGATGTTGACGACATGCTAGAAGAAAAGATGCAATTTTTTGAAGTTACTCATCGTGCATCAGATATTACCGGTTATGCAGGTACTGTTGTTGGTGGAAAAAATTTTAAAAATGTTCCTAATGAATTTTATAGAGTAGTTAGAGTCGAGTTTAATAATGCTAATTGCGAGATATTAAACACTCAAGATTTTAATAATATTATGCTTTCTCCATTAACACGACCAACAACGTCACGTCCTGTTGTTAATATTAGAGGAAATCTTATCAGATGTTTTACAGGTTTAGATGTAAACGTAACCCCTACTAGTATGATATTTTATAGACGACCTAAAATTGTCCGATGGGGTTATGTAGTAGTTAACGAAAAAGCATTATTTAATCCAGATCCTAATGTAACTCAACATTTTGAATTACATCTTTCTGAAGAAGTTGAATTAATATATAAAATATTAAAATTTGCTGGAATTACTTTAGATAAACAAGTCTTAATGCAGGGAGGCGCTAATTTAGAAGTAGCGAAAGTTCAACAAGAAAAAGCATAAATAAATGGGATTATTAACGCAAACGGAACGACAATATTATAAAGGAAGTAATCATGGTGATTATCAATTTGTATCTTTAGATGATATTATAAATCAATTTACTATAGTATATGTTGGTGAAGATAAAATAATATCAAAAGCGAAAAGAACTGATATAGCGTTTCACGCTCAACGTGCTATGCAGGAATTGAGTTTTGATACTTTTAAATCTTGTAAATCACAAGAAGTTGAAATATCATCTTCGTTAACAATGATACTACCGCAAGATTATATTAATTATACTAAAATAAGTTGGGTGGACACAGCTGGAATAAAACACTTATTATATCCTGCTTCTAAAACTTCTAACCCTACTAATCCCTGGCAAAACAGTGATAAAGATTTTGAAATAACAGCAGTAGGAACAATAACCGGCCAAGGAGATACAATGACGTTAGACGATCAGTATAACAATATTCTAGTTGGTATGAGGGTATATGGTATTGGCATCAGACCTGGTACACTTGTTAAAGCAAGTGAGCTTTCAGGTGGAGCAACAGTATTAACTCTAGATACTGCTTTAGATTTAACTGGTATCGCCGCCGCTAACGTTACTGTTACTAGCGCTGAATATACGTTTATATCAAATGATGGGTCTTTAATAAACACTCCAGATGGTCAAGTTTTTAAAGAACTTGCGGAGTTAAAACTAGATAAAGCATATATAGATTTTGCAACCGCACATACAGATATTCCAGTTGGATACTTAGTTTCTCATGAATATTTTCCAGTTGGTACCGTTGTAACTGGTATTACAGCTGATCCATCAGGTGGCGATATTGGTACAAGAATTTACGTTTCTAATCCATCTACAGGAACTACAGCTGCTAGTCAAGAAATTACATTTACTTCTCCTAATTCTTCTTCTGACACTTGGTCTAATTATAAATCAACTACACCATCTGAAAATAGCAGTGATGGTTATATAGACGATACTTATTGGCCTATGGAAGGGGAAAGATACGGATTAGATTCTCAGTATGCTCAAGTTAATGGTTCATTTTATGTAGATAAACAATCTGGAAAAATACATTTTAGCTCTAATGTTTCTGGAAAAACTATTGTATTAGATTATATAAGTGATGGGTTAGGTACAGATGAGGAAATGCAAGTACATAAATTTGCAGAAGAAGCAATGTATAAATGGATAGCGTATGGTATACTATCTTCGAGAATAAACACCCCTGAATATATAGTTAACAGGTTTAAAAAAGAAAAGTTTGCAGAAACTAGAAAAGCAAAATTAAGATTATCAAATATAAAATTAGAAGAGATCACTCAAGTATTGAGGGGTAAATCTAAGCAAATAAAACACTAGTATGTCAGAGATTAAAAATACCTTTGTCAGTGGTAAAATGAATAAAGACCTCGATGAGAGGGTTGTAGCGAACGGCGAGTACAGGGATGCTATGAATATCCAGATTTCTACTTCTGAAGGTTCTAGCGTAGGGGCTATACAAAACATATTAGGTAATGAATTAGTTGTAGGGCAAGGTGCTATTCCTGAAGATTCTTTTTGTGTTGGTTCTATAGAAGATGAAAAAAATAATAATATTTATTGGTTAGTAGAAGGTGGGCATAGTAACCTTACTCCTAGCCAGGTATATTCTGCACTTAATAATCCAGATATTGGTGCGTTATCATATAAAGATTTAATTTTAAAACATGGTGTTGATGATGTTTCAAATCCAACTACTTTAGTTTTTATAGATATATACAAAATCCAGGCTCTTTATGTAGCAACGCTTGCTGGATTAGATGTTATATCTACAGCAACACCCGTACATAGCGTTACAAAAGGGATGGAAGTTAGATTTGTAGATGAGAGTAATGGACTGTATGTACCAGGATTTACAGCAAAAGTAGAATCTGTAGATATAACAGGAATGACTATAACTCTTGATAGAGATATAGACACAGGTCCACTTACCGGTGTAAATGGATATTTAGAATTTTATAATGATAGAGTACTAGATTTTGATAGAACACGTCTAATCACTGGTATAAATATTATTGATGACTTTTTATTCTGGACAGATAACTATTCTGAACCAAAAAAAATAAATATAGAACGAAGCATAGAGGGTACCGATCCCCAATTTAGACCTACTCAAAACGGAAACCTACACACAAATCTTATAGTTGAAGATCGCGGTATTACAAATAGTAATAATATTACACCCATTAGATTGGAACATATTACTGTGGTTAAAAAATATCCGCTAACCCCACCGACTTTAGATTTAGTTGGAATACAAGACGAATTAAGTGGTACAGTGGTGCATAATTTTTATAACACTCAATCAGGAAACGCTCAAGATATTGGAGATACTTGGGGCGCTAACTTTAACACTACGTCTTTAAGTGCAAATGATATATTAATAATAAATCCAACGGGCGTTTCTCCAGGGTTACCATTTAAACATGAAGTTAGAGTTAAAGTTTTAAATAACATGGCTTGGGTTGATCCAAATGGGTTAACAATGCAAGAAACGTGGTATAACGTAGAGATACTTAGTCTTACTCTCGGTGTAAGTACTGCTACAACTTGGGATTGGATGATTCAAGTTACAGAAGACGAAAAAATATTTCAACGTAGGTTTCCTAGATTTGCTTATAGATATAAATATGAAGATGGAGAGTATTCAACTTTTTCACCTTTTTCAGAATTAGCATTTAAACCAGGTGTGTTTGATTACGAACCTAAACAAGCATATAATTTAGGTTTACAGAATACTTTAACAAAATTAACCATAAAAGAATTCAACACTTCACAAATACCGAAAGATGTTGTCCAAATTGATATTTTATATAAGGAAACTAATTCACCTGCTGTTTATGTAGTAGATAAACTAAAAAAGACAGATCCACCTTTAGATTCTGGTAGTAACAATTGGGATTTAAACGAATACGAAGTAACTTCAGATGTTATATATTCTATTTTACCAGAAAACCAATTATTAAGATCTTGGGACAATGTTCCTAGATTAGCTTTGTCGCAAGAAATAACAGCAAATAGATTAATATATGGTAATTATTTACAAAATTATAATTTAGAATTAAAACCATCACCAATAGCAAATTGGAAATCAAATACACACGGATGGGATTATTATGGAGAAAAATCTGTAAAATCTAATAGAGAATATAATCTAGGCATAACATATCTTGACGCGTACGGTAGAGAAACACCAGTGTTTACAAATAAAGACGCATCTATGAAAATGCCGTTTGCACAATCTTTACATAACAATAGAATTAGCGTAATAAATAGAACAGTACCACCGTCTTGGGCTAAGTATTGGAAAGTATATATAAAAGAAACTTCAAACGAATACTATAATTTAGTCATGGACAGGGTGTATAGAGCTAAGGATGGTAATGTTTGGTTGTCTTTTCCTTCCTCTGATAGAAATAAAGTTGATGAAGAGACATTTTTAATATTAAAGAAAACATCTGACTCAAATACTCCTGTGATAGATCCAAATAAATATAAAATTATAGCTTTAGAAAATGAAGCTCCAGATTTTATAAAAACTAAACGTGTTTGGCTTGGTGAAAGTTATGGTAATGCACCTATCACAGATCCTGTTTCTGGTGTAGTTACTCACGCTGGTACCGCTATCACAAACGGCACTGGAACTCAAGTACCATGCGCAGAACTTTTTGATGATGCAGAGTTTTTGCCTGGATTAGATAAATTTAAAATACGAATAAATAAATCAATTTGGACAACTTATCATGAGCTGCCATTAGATGAAATTGAAGAGCAATTATCGCTTACATTTGTCATGGATTCTCCTACAGGTGGTAAAAGATATTCACAAGAGTATGATGTAGCTGATTTTACACTTATTGAGACTACAAGTTCGCCACCTACAGTCTCGCATTATAATATTGTACTAGAAAAAGCAATTGAGCAAAGAGATTCTTGGATAGAAGTTAATCCAAACGCGCCTTATAATCAAGTTTACAATACTGGTAGCGGCGCGTGGAGTGGTACTAATGATATACTAGAACCAACTTTAGGTGTTAGAGTGTACAAGTATAAAATAGAAAATAAACCAGAATTTGATGGTAGATTTTTTGCTAAAATTTATAGTGATACGTTAATAGATGAAGAAATAGCACCTTTAATAACCGCGCAGAATATAGAAACTATACTTTCGTCAATGGAGACGTTTTATTTAGCTGACACAACAGCTGTAACTAACCAAGGACCTGGAACTGGTACAACTGGATATCCTAAGTCTAATACTGCGGCTCAATGGAAAAATAATGTAAAGTTTGGAAGTACTAGCAATCAAAGTAAGTGGTTTATAGATCAAACTTATTATGCTGCTACTGTTGATACTTCTAACGACGGTGATCTTAGGTATCTTTCTTATACTGGTAGTGATGCGAAAAAAGGAATACACGAAGATGCTAATGGACAGTGGTATATAGACTTATCTTTTAGTGAAGTAGGTCCTAGAATACATGATGGGAATATAGATTTTAATTCTTGGAGTAGTAACTGGGGTAATTCTTATGGTTTAAATGAACCAACGGTATACCAAGAACTACAAGACTCAGCAACATCTACTAACGGAAGAGGTCATGGTGGGTTCTATTCTATTTTTGGCATTGGTGTAGATGATAATCCAGATCATGATGATCAAAAAACTCCTGTTGGTTTTCTTACAACACCTGGATCTAAGTTTAAGTTTTCTGGAGACGCTTCAGGTACAATTTACACGATAACAGGTCCACCTGATATAACTCATCATCTTAACCATTCCGTAATGGATACCTTTTCTGTACCGTGTTCCAGCTGTCCGTTTGGTAATTCAGGACTTTACTGGGATTTAATTGAAGATGTACATGCTAATGGATTTAGTAATACCACTTCGTATTGGACAGATTTAGAAGATTTCTTGTTAGAGTTTGGGGCGCAGCATAATAGAAGAACTACATATAGAGTACCTATAGATAAAAATCCGAATGATTATTGGAATCCAACAAGTAATAATATTGATAATGACACGTCTACAACTATACAGTTTGTAGGATATCATGTAGAAGATACTGTTAATCAGTTGCAAAGTAATAATCCAGCTATATGGGAAACTGAACCAAAAGAAAATGTTGATTTAGATATTTATTACGAAGCTAGTCAAGCTTATCCAATTAAACTCAACGCTAGCAACAACACACAATATATACCTATAGGATCTACATTTAAATGTCAAAACTGTACTTACCCAGATATAGTATATGAAGTTACATCTTTTGATGATAATGTTATAACTTTTGATTTTCTTATACGACAATTTGACGCTAATGGTAATCCGATTCTCCCTATTTCAATTATACCAGATGGTGAAGAACTAGTGTTTAATTCACCTTATACTGGAACTGTATCAGCAACAGTTATAAATCCTAGTGGTTCAGCTGGTAATACTTTAGTTATTAATGATTATGTAGCATTGCAACCTGTAACCTTAGGTTGGACGAATTGTTATTCTTTTGGTAATGGCGTAGAGTCAGATAGAATACGAGATGATTTTAATCAAGCTACTATAGATAACGGAGCTGTAGCATCGTCGACAATAGAAGAACCATATGAAGAAGAAAGAAGGAAGTATGGATTAATTTATTCTGGTTTATATAATTCTATTAGTGGTGTTAATAACTTAAATCAATTTATACAAGCTGAGAAAATTACAAAAGATTTAAATCCGGATAATGGTAGTATACAAAAATTGCATACTAGAAATACTGACTTAGTTGTATTATGCGAAGATAAAGTTCTGAGAATGTTAGCTAATAAAGATGCTGTATTTAATGCTGATGGTAACATGCAACTTACTGCAACTAATAATGTTTTAGGACAAGCTGTACCATTTTCAGGAGAATTTGGAATATCTAAAAATCCAGAATCATTTGCTTCAGAATCATTTAGAGCATATTTTACAGACAAACAAAGAGGTACTGTATTAAGATTATCTAAAGATGGATTAACACCAATATCAGATTATGGTATGAAAGATTGGTTTAGAGATAATTTAAAAACCTATAATACATTTTTAGGAAGTTATGATAGTAGAAATTTAGACTATAATCTAACTATAGGAGATAAGAGCGTATCTTTTAGTGAAGACGTTAATGGGTGGGTTAGTTTTAAATCTTTTGTCCCTGAGAGTGCAATTAGTGTTTCTGGTAATTACTACACTTTCTTAGGTGGTGAAATACATAAACATTATACTGAAATATTAGATCCTATTACTGGAGAAGATACTAATAGAAATACTTTTTATGGTAATCGTACTGCTTCCCACGTAGAGGTACTTTTAAATGAATCTCCTGGATTTATAAAATCTTTTAATACGTTAAATTACGAAGGTAGTCAATCAAGAGTTGATCAATTTACTTCAGAAACAATTGGAGGAGTAGATTATGAAGATGGACAATACCATAATTTAGGACCAGATAAAAAAGGTTGGTATGTTGAAAAGATAATAACCGACAAACAAGATGGTTCTCTTAATGAATTTATAGAAAAAGAAGGTAAATGGTTTAATTATATTAGAGGTAAAGAACTACCTACTAATGCGAGTGGCACTGTAATAGGTGGTTTTGATTATGATTCAAGTGAGTTTTCTTGGCAAGGTATAGGCGCGGTTACGAGTATAAGTTCACCCCCAGTATTAGGTTGTACAGATCCAACGTATCAAGAATACAATCCACTCGCAACACAAGATGATGGATCATGTCTTACATTACATATTTATGGTTGTATGAGTGGTAGTAAGTGTGGTCCTTTACTTACCACTAATTGTACTTCTAATTTTGATTGCAAACCTGGTACTTTTCCTCCGACTGGAAGTTATAGTTGTAATGAGGGTATAACTATTGATGATGGGAGTTGTGTAATACTTGGTTGTACAAACCCTAATGCTCAAAATTATAATTCTGCAGCAACTGCAGGTAATCCTCAAGCTAATACTAGTTGTATTACTACTGTTTATGGTTGTACAGATAATACTCAATTTAACTATTCTGCTTTAGCTAATGCAACTTGTAGTGGACCTTCGGGATGTATTCCTCCAAATTGTAATGGTCCTTGGTCTGGGACTGGTTCTGGATGTTGTGTTCCTATTGTCTTTGGATGTATCGATCCAACAATGTTTAATTACTGTGCTAGTTGCAATACACCATCTATTAGCATCCCGTGTGTTCCTTTTATTAATGGATGTACAGATCCAAATGCTAATAATCATAATTCTGCTGCAAATGTTGATGATGGAAGTTGTACGTATGATACTCATACAGCTACTTTTTATATCAACGCAAACTATCAATTAGTTTTAGAAATAATACCTCATACAAGTGCTTTAGCAGGAGGAGAATTTATAGCTGAAATATTCGATCCAAGCGGTACTTTTGTCATAGGACAACAAACATATACAGCAGTTAATAGTGTTCAGCAATTTATAGTTCCTTGCGCTACTGTTGTTAACGGTAATTATACTGCTAATGTAACATTTAATTGGCCTGGTCTTTCACCTGTGCTAAACTATACATATAACTTTAATCAAAACGCTATTCCTGGTTGTACTTTCCAATCGATTAACAGTGTGTCAACTACTAATTATGATCCTACCGCAACTGTTGATGATTGTTCTTGTATAACTTGTATTTACGGATGTATGGATATTGACGGCACGCTTAACCCAGCA